GAAGAAGTCGGCGTAGCGAAGGGTTGGGCCAGAAAGAGAGAAATTTCCTGCAAAATTTATGGTGGCCGGGTTTCCAGAAAGAACGTACTCGCCTTTCTCAGCTATCAAAAGTTTATTTGCAGCCTTAACAATGTTGGCCGACTTGCCGCTGATTGAATAATTGCCGCTTCCGGCATAAAGAATTCGTGGGGCAACACTAAATATCCAGCCCGAATTGTGATCGCCATCAACGTTATGAGTTTTGTCCGAAGAACTGAAAAATACGACATCTTGCCCAGCGACTGAATAAAAACCGCTAGAGGCGCGAAGAATCCTATTTGGAAAACCGAATGATGCGTCTTTGCCGGAAAGTGCATAAATGCCGCTACCGGCATACAAAACTTTCCTCGGTTTGGCAAAGGTGACTGATTTGCCGTTAACCGCATAAATGCCGGCACCTGCCTGTATCTCTCTGGTGGCCGCCGCCTTGACTAAAGTTGCTGGTTTTCCAGAAACTGAATAATTGCCACTGCTGACGACCAGAAACCTGGGCGGATTAAAAAAGTTCCACCCAGAGTTATTAAAGCTGTTTACATTGCCGTTGGTAGCCATATTTTACGGCGCTGCGTACCAAGTGTTTGCTGGGCTTGCATTTGACCAACTGATGTCGCAGTATCCAACTTGCACAAGACCTCCGCCTGATTTGACCAAATTGTGTTGCGCGGCAGTCGGGCTGCTGATTGTCACTAAATTTCCCGAAGCACCTTGTAAAGAGAAATTGCCAAATGTGTTAGTGCTGCCGGCTGTAAAAAGAACTGAGCAAGGATACCCCGTATTGGTGATGTTGGCAAAATTGTTGTTTCCAACAATTGTCAAGTCTCCAATCGCGTACGGATCGCCGGAGCCTGTCTGGTTTATTACATTGTACGTTTGACCGCCGCCAATGAAAGTTTTGGCCACATCGCTTGTCAAGCTAAGCGTAGAGGTGCCGCAGTTTAGTGTCAAGCCGGTGGCGTCTGTAATATCCCAAACTGTGCTAGACCCTGTAAGCGTCCAAGTTCCCGACCCCATTGTGATGGTTCTGGTGTTGGCGTTATTGCTTAAAAATTTACCGACTGTGACGTTGTAATTGTTGGCGTTAAAACTGGCGCCAGAAGTCAAACTAGCTTGAACTGATGTATTTCCAGTAAGCGTAATATTTTGACTGGATGTCAAGTTGTAGAGAAATGAACAGTTTACATTGCACGGTGCATTTGAAACCGTTACAGAAGATGGAATCGAACCAATCAATGTTGTTGTGCCGCTAGGTGCGCCAGCGCCTATCGTTATAACTGATGGCAACGTAATTGTATTATATCCGTTGCTATATATTTCTAAATTTTGCTTAACACCCATAGACGAGGTGCCGGTAATTGATAGGTTTCCGGTAAAGCCGGAAGTGGTAGTAATTGATTTCCAAACTTGATCTGTGCTTGGCAGGTAAACTGTGTTGAATGAATCTCCGCCCGTCACATTCAAAGTACACCAATAATCAGATTGACCAACCAAATTGCCATTGGGCATGGATGATGTAACAGTCCGTCCATTGACGTTGCCTGTATTTGCATTTGTCAAATTAAATACTGCGCTGCCAACCACCGTCAATTGCCCCGTCGCAGTTTTCCCCGAAAGGTTTAGTACAGTTGAAATAGTGGTGCCATCTCCGGTCAGGTTAATTTGTGCGCCAGAACCGAACGTCAAGGTTCGATTTGCAGTGGTTCCGCTACAAATAAAACCGCCGCAGGTCAAGTTGTATGTGCTCAGATTCAATGACCCGTTGGTCATGGTGAAATTTTTGCCGCTGGCTATCGCAGTGTTGCTGCCCAGCGTCCAAGAGCCACCGACGCCATTCAAAATCATGGCGCAACCCATCACCACGCCATTGGTTGAGATTGTGTTGCCAGTTGAGGTGGATGTAAATGTCTGGTTTCCTGTGGCGTTCCAAACAGCCCCAGAGGCAACCGATAACGAACCGCTAATGCTTTGCGTTCCAGTGCCTGTAAACGTAATGCCGCCAGTCGGCACGGCAGAAACCGTCAGGTTGACAACAGTTGCGGCCGCTGTTGTGACTGTCGTTGGTACAGAAGCATTGCTGAACCCCGAGTTGGCATCAAAAATCGCATTGTCGGCAGAGGTCGGGGCAGATGAGGCAACTGCTCCGGCCATGTAAATGCCGGGCGCTGAGGATACGGTTCCTGATGCACTTGTGGTGTAAGTGCCTGTGCCACCAGTTCCGGTGCCCAGAGCAGTAATTGTGCCCATGCTGACGCCAGTGTCAGATCGGTATATTGTCTGGCCAACAGCAAGCGTGCCGCGAACAACAGAAGTCACCGTCAGCACGGCGGCAAGCCTATACCCCACAAACTCGACCGCACCCGAACTATCAGACCATTTGGACGCAGTGCCCCATGCTCCGGTTCCGCCAACCCAATATTTGTCTGCCATGACTACGCCCTGTTATGACGCCGTGAACACGCCATTAACCGAGTCCAATGTCACCGTGACAGTCTCCGAAGCGGCAACCGTCTGGGACGAACCATAGTCCCAATATGCAACGGGAACGTTTTGAGTGGCATTCCACAAAATGGCGTATCGGAAAGTAAAGCCAGAGCCACTGCCGGTCCATTGGGTGGGGCTGTTCAAAATCAACTTAAATGTGCCTCCAGTTTGTGTCGCAGAAAACACAGTGGCCGCATTGCCGCCAGCCGTGTAGCCGCCGCTTGTTGGAAGATCGGTGGTGCCTGCCGTAAAGGTCGTATCCGCCGCATTGACGCTGGCAGCCAACGCAACTTTCCAGGTGTCGGTCTGGGCGTTCATCGCCTCAAGCATTGGCTCAATGGCTGCGGTGTATTTGTTGTAGGTTGACGGCATATAAAACTCCTATCTGTAATTGGGCTAAATCACCCATTCCATTGCTGAAAATTTGCCTTCCCACGAAATGAAGCTGTCGTTCGTGATGGGCACCAAAGTATAGGTTGGGTATTCTCGCACGATCACCGGAAAAGTCACCCCGGTGTAAGTCACGCCGCCCAGGGCAACGGTTGTGCCATACTGGCCAATCACCGCACCAATGTTTGCGCTGAGTGTGGTCATCAGCGGTCGATGCACCGGCACGGCGACTGTGGAGCCGCCGCCTCGCTGCACCGAAGCTGTGGCAATGTATGCGTACCGGCCAAGCTGAATGAAGTCACCAACCTTCACAATGTAGGCAGAGGCAGAGATGGACGGCAGGTTGGTCAGGGTAATTGTCTGGCCGGTGGAGGCGGCTGAAATCTGCACTGCCGCCGCCTGAACTGCCGTCATGTCGCCCTGGTACGCGATGTAGTTCAGCCAGCCTGTCGATCCCAGGTTCAGGTACTGTTCCGCGATCCGGTCTGCCTGGCGCAGCGCGGACAACACGCCACGATTCTGCGAGTACAGCAGATAGTTCATGGGCTTCAACGCAAACAGAAACGGCTGCACCGTCAGAATCTCGGACACGCTCAGACGCAAATTGCGGGACAGCATCTGTCCGGCAAACTTGTGGTCGTTGATCGTCAGCGACTCAGAGATTGACAGTATGGCTTGCAAACTCATGATTGCCTTATCTTGACATTGGAACGCTGCGATTGGCTGACTGATATGCCGCCCACACCGACTGCTTGTTCTTGGCCAGGAATTGAAGCCCCGATTGCGTGTCGATGGCGCTCATGCTGGCAATGTACGGTCCATTATAGTTGATTGTCGGGCCTGCTTGGCTTTCACCAAGCATGTGGTTTGGCACGATTGTGCCAGCCGTCTTGGGCACGAACAACTCCGGTCCATTCTCGCCCACCATTGACATTTTCCCAACCGGAGGATCGCCGCCATCTGCAAAGGCGGCAACTGGCTTCCAGGGTATGTCAACCACCGGGGCAGGCGCCTGGGAGGACGATCCAAACATTCCCATGATGCCTTTTCCGCCAGTCAGCATGTCCCACAAGCCCAAGGCCTGCTTTCTAAGCTGTATCTTGAGCAAGTCCTTCAAAATGCTTTCGGTCATTTTGCTGAACGAGGTGGCACCCTTTTCAACCAATTCATCAATGGCCAAACCAATATTGCTCCAGACGGCATTATTGACATCCTCCAAGTATTTCAACTTGTCGGCCAATTCAATATTCAATTCTCCATCGCGTTTCTTTGCCTCTGCCATAGCGTTCATGGCGGCCAATGCCTCGGTGTTATCTCCGTATTGTTTTTGATTGTTCAAAATGTCTTCTTGATATTTTGCCTCTAGCTCGGCCAGTTTGACTTGGCGCTCACTCCAGCCAACCATTTTAATTTTGGCGTTGAGTTTGTCTTTTTCCTCTGAACTTGTTGTTTGAGCTTTGCGATAGTAATCAACGTCATCCATCAACCGTTGCAACTTATCTTTGCGCTCTTCATCATCAATTTTTTTACGAGCATCGCGCTCCGCTTCTGCGGCATCAATTTCTTTGACTAACCTTTTCTGCCTAAAGTCTTCCAATTTTTGCTCTGATTGCTGAACCTCCAAGGCAAGCTCTTTGAGATAGATGTCTCGACGCAACCCGGCATTGTTTTTGTCTTTGTCTTGAATGTCTCGCAAATAGCTTACCAGCAGCGCACGCTGCTTTTCTTGAGATTCAACGTGAATCTTGTTTTCTTCGTCAGAGTTATTTTTGAGATGATCGTATTTCAGAGCATCAACAGCATCTTCATATTTTTGTCGAAGACCTAGCTCATGTTTGTAACCACCGTCACCAGCGTAAATATCTATCTTCTTTTTTTGTCCTTCAAGTTTTTGTGCGTCTTGATTGGCTTTAACAATGGCGGCGACCAGCCGCTCTTTTTCAGCTTTGAGTTTGTTGTAAAATATAAATTGAGGGTCTTTTTTTCCAGATTCAGGATCAATTTCTGTTTTAGGAAATCCATCACGCTCCATTGCGTTAATTTCTTGCTGGATTTTACTTAGCTGCTCGGCCGGAGAATCTGGCTTGCCCAGATTCAATGCGGCGTTCCAGAACTCACTCCATTTCTTTTTGGTCGCGTCCAGGGCTGTATCCAAATACCCAAGCTCTGTTTTTGTTTTGTCAAAACCTTGCTTGAGTAAATCAGAGGTCAGGGTAATGGCTTCTTGTTTTTTTCCGTAACGATCCAAGGCTTCAATTTGCTTGTATTGCGCAAGCGTCAGAAAGTTATATTGATCGTTGAGTTTTTTGGCGCTTGATGCAGAGCCATCCAGCATTGGGATGAGCTTGTCTGCGGCGTCTTTGGCCGACAATCCACTCAATTCAGAAAAACGCTGAATGGTTTTGGAAACTGAATCAAAGGTTTGATTGGTAAACTGGCCCGAGCCAATCATTGCGTTCAAAATGTCTTTGGCGTCACCAATACTTGCGCGGGAGGTGTTGCTGATGGTTTGAGCCATCAACTTGAAACTGTCCGTCGTAACGCCAGAATACTGGCCGGTCAGAATCAAGGAATTGTTGAGCGCATCGAATTCTCGTCGGCCCATGACGGCCGCAGTAGCAGCAATGCCCAGAGCCGCCGCCAACGCAACCAATGCCCCGGTTGGCGAAAGAACCAGCGGCGTCAGCACCCGGAACATGTTGCCCAAGCCGCCCATCTGATCTTTCAATTGACCACCCTGCTGGATGGCGGCAATCATGATATTTTGACCGGAGGCGATCTGCGTGAAGAAGTCGGTGGTCTGGTAAGCCAAGCCCTGCTTTTGCCACGCTGTGAGGCCACCAGCGGCCTTGTGGGCGCTTGCAGCCACTCGGTCATAGGCAGCAGCCTGCGCAAGCAGTTGAGCCTTTACATCGGCTCCTGCGCCCTGGAGGCGCCCAGACTGAATTTCGCGCTCAATGATCTGGACCTTGGTCAAAGTCTTGCCATAGTCTTCCGTGGCGTTCTTGAGGCTTTGCAGTTCCGCCAGGCCGGCCTGGTTCTGGCGCTGGGTCTGGGCGGCAGCAGCCACCACTTCGGCCTCATGCTTGGCCGCCGCAGCCACTTTGTCGTAGGCGGCAGCTTGCGCCAAAAGCAAAGTTTTGTTTTCATCCGAGAACCCAGAGAATCGACCGCTGGCAATGTCGCGCTGAATGGAGGCAACTTTGGTCAATGTTTTGCCATAATCATCAGTAGCAAACTGGAGCGCTTGAATCTGCTGGACAGCCAATTGCTCTTGCTGTGCCACTATCTTGGAATTTTCAGCAATCTGGGCTTGTTTGGCTGCGGCCTCCGCCACGGCATCGTATGCAACAGCCTGCGCCATCAACTGAGTCTTCAAATCGGCAGACGCCAGACGGAAGCGGCCTGTGCTGATTTCTCGCTCAATAATCTGAACCTTGGTCAAGGTCTTGCCATAATCGTCGGTCGCATTTTTCAGCGCGACAATTTCGCCGGCCGCAGCATTGCTTTCGCGCTTGATGGCCTGCCCGAGCTTGCGGTTGTCTCCAATAGCCTTGTCAATGGACGCAGTAAACTCTGCCGTGTCCAGCCCCAGGACAACACCCAGCCGAGCGATATTATTGGATGCCATTATTTCTTCCTTCTCTTGGACAATTTGATCGCATACGCCGGAATAATCTCAGACAGCCTTTGCTTGAAAATCGACAAGACTGTTTCCGTGTTGCTGTCCAGCGCCGGGCGCAAAAATGGACGTGCCACCATTTTACTGGTTCCAAACTCATTTGCCAGAGATACTGCGCTGCGCTTGACCGACACAATGGCAATGGCCGCATCGGTGGGGTTCACAAAGCCGGATTGACGGTCTTTTTCATTGGGGATGCGAAAGTCCGTGCGGATCGTGTCGCGCATGTGGATGCCGTCGATATTTTGCTCGTCGTAGGCGGCCATTGTCCTGGCAGCTTGCTCTACTGGCGCCATCGCCTCATTGGCTGCCAGGGCCAGCGTGCGCCTGGCCACCGTGTCCGCACGAAACCCCTCGGCCAAGGCCTTCAACTGATCCTCAAACTCAGAGAAGCCCTCTAGCTGAATCGTCCTATTGTTCGGGGTGTAATCGGCCACTTCATACTTTCAAGTGCTCTTTCGATTCAGGTCTTGAAAGCATGAACGAAAGCAACTGATTTTGAACCTGCTCTTTCTTGTCCTCATCGCTCAACGGAGGGATGATGTATTCATGCGCTGATGGCAGCACATCTTTTATTGTATATGGCGATGATGTTTGACGGAGCTTTGAGTTCAAGTTGCCCGTGGTCAAGCAGCTTAACGCCAGCAAGATGGCTTTGTTGCCAATAAAGCCATCACTCAACAGGATTTCAATATTCCTGAAATCCTCGGAGTTGATTTCATCAGGACACCCACCATGCGCCAGGATATACGCCCTGGCCTGGAGGCGAATGTCCTGAATTAGTTTTTTCGCGCATCCTTGTAGCCTGGCTGAATGGCCAAGGAAATTGCATCGAGCAATTCCATTTGAACTTGCGTCGGCCATTCGGCCTCGATTTCGGCGTAAGTCAAATCGTCCAGTGTGCCTTCCGCCGGCACCAGCAACTTGACATACTCGACGATTTTGTTTTCCATCTCGGAAACCGTCTGGATCAAGTTGCGCAGCGAGCGACCATCCACGATCACGTCATTTTCTAGGCGCTCGACGCCGGCAATGTCGTTCTTCAAGAAGGGCTCGGCCATCTTGGTGTAACGTGCCTCGGCGGCCTCTTTGTCCACAATGGCGATCCGAGCCTGCATGTCTTCCAGTTCTTTGGACAGCGGCACACGAACTTTGAATTCATGCTCGCCCAGCATGAAGGTTTTGACTCGGAGGGATTGGGAATTGCCAAAGGCGGCGGTCAGTTTGCTCATGTTCTATCCTTTGATGATTTTGTTGAAAATTTCCTGATTCAGCGCCATCGCATATGCCACGACCTCTTCCGGGGTCATGTGATGCGCGTGGTGCTTTGCAATTTCGTGCGCCAGTGTAACCGCAGTCATGCGCTGCTGCAAGAAACCAAACCAGTCCTTGCGAGACTCGGCTTGCTTGGCGAGAAATCCCAGAAGGTCGCCAGTATTTTGTATTGTCGTGGGGTTTGTCATTTGAGGGTCAGTTGGTAAAGTGTACTGTCGATGGTTGAGGCAATTTCGTCGGTAATGTTTTGAAGCTCGGAGTCTTGCGGGAAACCGTCAGCAACCCGCAAGGTGGCCACTTCGTCTTTGAGGTAGGTCAGATAATCCACTGCTTCATCCGGCGGATCAAATCCAGCCACATAGGAAACACGATTGGCATACTTGCCTTGGTATGCCTCCACAAAGGTGTCAATAAGGTCGCCAATGGCCGTATAGAAGGTTTCCAGAGCCTTATGCTCGGCAAAGCTGCGCGTGGCCAAATGCAGCATATGGGCGCCGGTCACGCTATGCAGCAGGCAGGTGGCAAATTCGCTCACCGGATTGGCTTGAATTTGCTCAACACTGAATTTCATGGGATTGTTTTGTTTTGAATAGCCATGAGCATATGCTGCCCGAGCAACAGATTGGGCCTTTGCTTTAGTTGCAAATGGCCCTTTTCCGCCCCAATACCAACCATCAGGCTTTTTGGCAATCGGCACTTGCAGTCACCACCGGGTTGTATTTGGACAACAGGCGAAGCGCCACGCCCACGGCGGAATCGGGCTCGGTATCCAGCAGTGCTTCAGCCACCTCTTTGGCGTCAACCACTGAAAACCTGGCAATCAAATCCAAGTCTCCAGTGGCTGTCGTCAAAGCCAAAACCGCTTTTTCAAGCGAGCCCATTA